GCCCGCCGCCGTGGTGACCTTGCGCAGGCTGTGCAGATCGGCACGCACCCACTCGTTGCCCGACGGGATGCGCACCTTGCGGTCTTCGAACGCCTCTTTCGCGACGTGGGCCAAGTGCTGCTTGGCATCGCCGGTGAAGAGCACCCCCTCCACCCGGCTGTCACCGTAGCGGCGCTTGGCATCCTCGACCGGTTTTTCGCCCATGCCGGTTTGGTCCATGCACAACCTGACCGGGTTATACCGGCGCATCAGAGCGTCGAGGGTCTGGTCCTGCTCGCGGAAGCTGGCCCGTTTGAGGGTGACGATCTCTCGCGTCCACAACACGTCGCCGACCCGCTCCCACACCCAGGAGCACCATAAATCGTTGCGTGCGGCGATGTCGTTGCCGATGTAGGTGCGCCCGTTTAAGTACCTCTCGGGCAGACCGGCATCGTCGTGTTCGACTGCGTTGATCAGGTCGTAACTGAGCCAGGCGCTGGCCTCGTCGAGCCAGTTGAGTTCGTACTCTTGCGCCCAGGCGTCGGGGTCATTGATCCCCTTGCGCAGCAGGTCAATGTCGCGGGGCAGGCCATCGGCCACCGCCTGGTAGATGTCCACGACGTGCCGCGACCAAGGGGATTCGGGGTCTCGATCGGTCATCAGCTCGTAGAACTTATTGCCTTTGCCGTTGGGGGTGCTGACCACCCGCAACTTCCACCCCGCCGAGATCACCGGGAACAGTGCGGTCCAGATCTTGCGGCTGTCGGCGTGAAACCCGAACTCATCGAGGAAGACGTTGCTCGAAAACCCGCGCGCGGTGTCGGGGTTGGCGGGCAGGGCGGTGATGCGCGACCCACCTGGCAGCGTGACTTCCAACGCTTTGATCTGCACGCCTTCGAATTGGTCGATTTCGACCAATTCGAAGGCGGCTTGAAGGGCTTGAAGGTGCCGCTTCACCCCCTCTTCCATTGCCTCACGAGCCTGCCTCTCGCCGCGTGACAGAATCACCCACCGGGTGCGCTTTCCCGCTGCCTCGGCCCGCACACAGTCGAGCACGATTTCAAGCGTGGTCGTGAAGGTTTTGCCAGTCTGACGGGCGAACATCCCGACCTTGAAACGGGTGCGGTCGGCCAGCCAGCGTTGCTGATAGGGGTAGAGCAGGGGGGCGCTCATACATCCACGCCGTAGCTCTCGCGGATGATCGCGCGCAGGCGGTCGGGGGTGATCGCGCCGTTCGACCCTCTGGCGTCCTCGGTGACCCTTTTGACCAACTCCTCCGCCGTGCGGCGCCGAACCTCCTCCTCCCATTCCTTCTGCCCCCGGCTGGCGCGGCTTAGGTCGGCAATGGCCCTGGCTGCCTGATTGAGCAGCTTCAGGCGCTCCCCAGGCGGGGCGGTTTCGGCCTCTTGCACCGCCAGCAGGGCCTCGAATAGATCCGACTGAACTAAGCCGATCACCGCAGCACTGCGGTGATCGGCATCGTCAGGGGCCGCCTCGGCAATCAGCCTCGCTGCATCGGTGCTGGCCTTCAGCGCCGCCAAGCGGCGCTCCAGCATCTGGCTACGGGTACCAATGGCGGTTTTGCCGACACTGTAACCTCGGGCGGCCAGCTCCTGGCTCAGCCGCACAAACCCCGAATGCCCCCCCTCGACCAGAGCGCGGTCCAGCCATTCGCGCACCGGCTTGGGCAGTGCCTCGATTTTCGACCTAGGCGGCACGCTCACCACCACTTTTTGGGGCGGCTGATCCCCGCCGGGGCGGGGGTGGCGTACTCCACCACGTTGACCCCTTGGGCGGTCATGCTGGCCATCCAGGTGGGGGTTTCTTCGCACTCCAGGGTGACCAGCCCGCAGTCGCGCAGGTAATCCAGTTCGCGCCGCAGTCCGTGGGGGGTCATGGGCAGATCGATGTCGGCCAGAGCGCGGTACAGCACGGTTTCGGCCACAGCGCTGGGGCGCCCGGCATCCAGCGCCCGCAAAATGCGCCAGCGGGTCTCTTCGCGCTGGGCTTTATCCAGATCAATCTCGTGCATGGGGTTTGGCCTCCAACACCCGGTCGAGCTTGTCGCGCAGGTGGTCAAGTTTGGCGTCGATGCTGGAGCTAAACCGAATCCAGTCCTCGCGGCGCACGTACTCGCGGGGCAGTTCGGCTTGCAGCTTCAGCAGGTCTTTTTCCACGCGGTCGATTTTGTCGCCCCCTTCGCGGTTGGCTTTTTGAATGCCGTCCAGCTTGCCGTCGATGTGTTTGACGTAGCGGTCGAGCAGCCACTTCACCGCCCAGAACAGCACCCCCGACCACAGGGCAATCAAGGTGACCAAGGGGCCGAGGTCCGCGATTTGATTCACTTCCCCCCCCCCCGCTCGAACTCCTTTTGGCAATCGATGCAGCGCAACGCTCCTGGCTTGAGCGCCAGGCGCTCGGAGGGGATCGGCTCCCAACACACCCAACAAATGCCGGTCTCGTTGCGCTCCGGCTCGCTGCGGTAGCGGTCGAGCGCCTCGCGGCGCTGGATTTCTTCGACCTCGAAGGCCTGATCGGCGATGTCCATCGTTCCTCACACACTCAATAGCAAGGCGGCTTCGGCCTCGCGTCGCAGAACCAAACCGGGCAGCTTTCTCCCGCCGCCCCACACCCAGCGGCGCATTTCATTGGCCGCCTCGCGCCAGTCGGCCTCGTTGATCCGTCGCCTCATGGTCGAGGCCCGCAGGCGACCCGACCCGAGGTTGAAGGTCCAGTCGGCGACGGCGGCCAGGCGTTGGGGCGATTCGTGGGTCAAGATCGGGCACACCCGCAGGGTTTGCGCGACCGCGTCGCCCATGTCTGCCTCCAGGTAGATTTGGCCCTGCGCCTCGTCGATGGGGGGGTGATCGGGTCGGCATAGGTGGCCGTACCCGATGGTCCAATGCCCGGCGGGGCAGCGGTACGGTCGGGCCAACACCACCGGGGATCGCTGCACGACTCGCGCGAACCCTTCGAAGGAGATCGCCAGGTCGAGCGCCTGTTCGGGGACGAGTGACAGGCCGCCCATCGATCACACCCCCTGTCGGTGGCGGATTACGCGATCCAGGAACCAAAAGTTGAGGATGCCGCTGAGCATTGCCAAGTCGGCGTCGGTGTAGGCGGTTGAAATCGCGGCGAGCAGATCGCCGCCCGACAGATACAGCGACACCGCCGCCGCCGTTTTGGCGCTGGCGTACAGCGCCAACAGCCAATAGGTGACGACGGGGCGTACCGATTGACTCAGACCGTCGATCCACCGCACACCCGAGGGCTTAGCCTGGGCAGCGATGGCGGTTTGGAGGGCTGCTAGCCCGGCGGCGTCGAGGGTGATCTGGCCTTGGGTCTTGGCTTCTTCGAGTCGCTCGGAGGATCGGTCGCGGTCGGCCTCGATTTGGCGATCAAACATCGCCAGCTCGTGCGCGCGCTCATTTTTTTTGTCGAGTTGGGTGAGTACCTCGGGGACCAGCCGCAACACACCGCCGCCGAGACCTGAGAGTAGGGATTCAAGGATCATGGGCTTCCTCCTGGGGGGGGAGGATCGCCAGGCTGGAGCAGGGTGGGAACGGGATGGGGTTCCGGGGTGGTATTGCGGGGTTAATCAAGGGTCAGGCGAAGGGAGGAGAAAAGAAAGCCCCCGCCGAAGCGGGGCTTTGGCAATCACGACGATGTTTCTCCGATCCAGATCATGCTCGGGTTGGGCTCCTCCTCTCCGGTGACGGCATAGTGCATCAGCAAATGGGCGTTGAGGTCGCAACGGCGCTTGAAATTCAATCCCTTCTTGGGGATTTGTTCGGCGTCGGCGCGACATCGCACCGTCAGCACACCGCTACCGTCATTGTTGGGCCGCATATCGACGACGTAGGCCGGGGAGTAAATATTGAGTTTGTGGGTGCGAATCACGTTGGAAGATTCGACCTGATTGGTTGAGGGGGCATGCATCCCGACCCACCACTGCACCCGGGTCCAGACCAGATCGACGCGGTCGGCCGCAATGTCGCGACTTAAGGGCTCTTGCATAATTCTGGCGACCCATTCGGCTTCGGATGGGGTGAGCCGCAACGCAGTCACGCTGGTGCAACTGGTCAGCAAGGCGACGAACAGGGCGGCGGCGATGGATTTTGTGGTCTTCATGGTGGTTCTCCTTAAATGACCTTGTTCCCGTGGTTGTTGGTTTTTTGGAGCCTGGTGACGGGAGGAAGACAAGACAAAAGCCTGAAGGTAGAAGGGCTTAAAAAGCAAGCCCCCGCCGAAGCGGGGGCTTGCCGTAGGAATCCACCCCGTGGCCGAACCTGGATTTACCCGGTCCGTTGGGCCTCCCGAGCGAACCGTGCGTGGGCTTGCTCCGCCTCCAGCGCCTCAGCATCGGCCATGGCCAAATCCAACAACAGGCGCTGGGTCGCCAGCAGATCCCCCAGGCGGTCGAGGGCCTCGACGATGTCGGGGGAGGGGTGGTTGTAGGCCAGCTCGTACTCCCCCTCCATCGCGTGCAGGATGGTCTGGGCGCAGGAGATGTGGGCGACCGGGTAATAGTCCTGGTCCATCGTCACACCCCCAACGCCGCGAGGGCGCGGGCCGACAGCGCCCCTTTGCGCCCGGCGGCGGCCAGGCGGGGGTTGGGGCGGTAGTGCAGCAGCCCCAGGGCGTCGGCTTTGCGCAGGCGGCGGGCCACCGCGTCGCCGCTGATCCCCAGCAGTTTGGCGATTTCGCCCCGAGCCAGCCCCATTTGGTGGTAACGCACCAGATCGTGCAACACCCGGTCGGTGCCCACCAGCGCCAGGCGCAATTGGGCGATTTGTGCTTGTTGGCGGCGCAGCAGGGCGGGGGTGTCGCGCTCGTAGGCGATCAGGGCGCGGCGGATGGCCCGACCGGCGGCGTTGTTCTCGATCAGCGCCAACTCTTTGGCCACCTCAAGGCTGAGCAGGTACTCGGTTTTTGGGCGGCCGCCGAAGAGGCCGGGGGTTTTTGCCAGCTTTGGCAAAAAGTCCGAACCCTCTGAAAAACCGTAGGTTTCGATTCGGTCTTTGATCCAATTGGCAAACATTTTGCCGACCCCCAGGTGCTTGTGCAGCGTCCTGGCATCGACCAGGGTCTGCTCGACCCCGGCCAAGGTGCCGGTGGTGGTGGGGATGAGGGTGGTACTGCTGGGGGTACTGCTGGGGATCAAGGCGCTCATGGCGGCCTCCTGGGTGGGTTCCCCCCGCTGCTGCGCGGGTGGTGGGGGTGGGGCGGGTTAGCAGACCGGACCAGGTACCGGCAGCCCCGAGGGGCTCCCACCCAACCCCCACCATAGGGGGCCGAGCGTGCACACCAGGCCCACCCCTGGCGGGGCGGGCGCAAAAAAAACCGCTGGCGCGGCTGGTGCGCCTGGTATCCGGGCTGCTGAACCCGTGCCTGCATGGGGCAGGCGTGGGGATTGATGCCCGGATGGGGGGGGGCGTGTCAGTCCCACAACCTAGGCGCCACGACCTGTCGGGGTGTGCCTCGGTTGCGGATTTCGCGGATCCTCCGCTCGGTCAGCCCATACCGCAGGGCCAGGTCGCGGTTGATCTCGCCCACCGCAGCGCGGATTTGCGCGTCGCGGGCGGCGAGCAGGGCGGCGTGGCAACGGGGGATGGGGAACCGATCCTCTCCGCCTGCGAGGTGCGCCAGTTTTTGGGCCACGTCGTGCCCCACGGCGACGCTGAGCCAGTGATCTGGGGCTGGGCGGCGGGCCGGAACGTAAATTTCAGTGCCGCCCAAGAGGCGGATGACCCGGTCGGCATCGGACCAACCCAGCCCCTCGACCAGAGCCTGAGCCGAGTCCGGTAGGGCATTGCTCTCGCGCAGGATGAGGGCGAAGTCGTGTGTGCGCGCGACGTTCACGGCTGCGTCCCTTCTGTTTTTCGATCCTTGGGGCCCAAGGCAACCCCCTTGCGGCGCTGGTGGTACACCAATGCTGCGACAATCCGGCGCAGTTGATCCGGTGTACACCACTGCACCCGTTCGACCCCGAACATCTTCTTGGCCATGCCGTGGGCGTAGGGCCAGCCATACCCCAGGCTGGTCAACTGCGCCTCGATTTTGTCGATCGGCCGCTGCCGGGCGCGAGCGGGGTCGGGCTTGGCGGCCCGGTGCGGGTTGGTCTGGTGGGGCGGTAGGCCGCAGCGCTCCATGTAGACCAGCACCTGGGCGGCGCCGATGATCGTCAAGTGTTTGGCGCTGCGCACCCCGGCCACCTTGTGCAGGGCGTCGCGGTAGGTGTCGTCGTCCCACCCCAGCTCTTTTTTGCCGATGTGGATCCTGGCCAGCAGGGGGCGGGTGATGGTGTCGGCGGTCATGATGCCCTGGCCAGCGCCAGCGCCGCCTCATGCGGATTGTTGTCAGCCATGCCTCGCCCCCCGGCACTCGGCGCAACGGTGGTCTGCGTCGTGCTTGGGCCTACGCACCAGGGCCAAGGCCAAGACAACGCCCAAACTGCCCAGGGTGATCCCGGCCACAAAAGCAACAGCGATCATCGTTTTTCTCCTTCTCCGGTGAGCGCTTCATCGCCGCGCCCTCCGGGCTACCAAGCAATCGCGCCGAGGCGGCGCTCCTACACGTTGATGTCATTCGGCTGCTCGTCGGACCCGGCGCACCACCGCCGGATGACCACCCCCCGCCTGGGCGGCGGAGGGGGTTTCGCTTCCCCCCACAGGGGGGGCCATTACGTGGCCAGCGGCAGAGGCTCGCGAAAGGAGGAGCGCCCCCTGCTGCGGGTGTTGTTTCGATCCCATCACCGCCCGCTGGACGGGGCGCGGCCATTCCTGGCCCCCCCTAGGAGCCAAGGACCCCCCGCGCTGGGGGCGTTACGCGGCCTCGGCCTCGAAGGGGAGGATCACGAAGTCCTCCACCCCGGTGACGATCTTGATGCCCGCCACCCCGGCCACCGCCTCGGGTTCGTTCAGAATCGCCTCTTTGTTCGGTTCGCTTTTGGTGCGCACAAAACGCCCCAAACCCAGCCGCTCCAGGGTTTCCACCACGGCGTCGGCCCCGGTGATGCGGCACGAAGGGGGGCGCTGACGCCAGGCGATTTCGCCGGTCACCAAGTTGGCGGTTTTGCTCTTGCCGTTGCGGGTCAGCTCGTCGCGGTGGGCCTCGGCCCAGGTCTGCACCCCCTTTTGCAGGGCGGCCACCTCCTCCCCCAAGGCGTCGAGCTGGGGCTGATACTGCTGGGTCAAGGCGGCGATCTGGTCGTTGAGCTGCGCCTGCAACCGCATCTGCTCACGGTTGAGGTCGCCAATCTGCCGCACAGCGGCGGCGGCTTGGTCCCGATTGGCCGGGACGGTCACCGCCACGGCGGGGGCTTTGATGCGGGTAGGGCTACGGGGGGGCATGGTGGCCTCCTGGGTTAATCCCGGCGCAGGGCGCCGGTGTAGGCGATCCAGCGATACCCCTGTTGGGACACCGCTCGGGTATGGCGCCGGTGACGTCGGTGACGCCGGGCGCTCTGGAGCAACCGCAGGGTGGCCACCAACAGCGCCACCCCGACAGCGAATAACACGACTTCAAACATCGTTCGATCCCCCTTTAAGGCCGGTTTGCAGCATCTGCCGCACCGCCGCGAACCCGCCGACCAACTCCTGCTCCGACAGCCGGTCGGCCACCTGTGGCCGTTGGCTGGCGCGGGGTTGCCGGTAGGGGTTGCGCCGGGCCTCCTCTTGGCGCTCCTCCTCGGCGGCGGACTCTTGTTCGGCCAGATTGGCCACGACACCCCACAGGTAGCTGTGGGTTTTTAGGGGGCGCATCACCTTTGCCCCCGGCTTGCGGGCTTGGGCCACCACCTCGGCCATCCCCCGCACGATCAGCGCCCCGGTGATGGGCACCGGGCCGCTTTCGCGGGGGATTTGCCCCTGGTTTTTAACCGCCGCCAGGGCATCGATCCGTTTCGTGGCCTCGGCAAAATCGAGCCCTGCCCCCTTCGGATCGCGGAACAGGGCCAGGTAATCCAGCACCCCCTCACCCAGGTCGGCCTTCACCACCGCCGCCACCAACCCCCGCGCCTGGGAATCGAGCGTCCACCCCTCCAGCGAGGCACAGGCGCCGCAACAGGGGCAGGTCAGGCGCATGGGGCGCCCGGCGGGGGTGGGGGGAGCGGCATCCAATACATGGGGGTGTGCGTCGAGTCGCCGCCGGTCAGACGCCACCGGTCGTGTCGGTCGAGACAGGCCGTCTCGACCCATCCGCCGTCGGGCAGCCCCGCATCGAACCAGACGAGCACATCCACCTGTCGGGGGGGCAGATTCTGGATAACCGGAATCCAGCCGTTGAAAGGCGTTTTAATGTCGTTTGCGCGGCTGATCGATCCAGGCATCACGCACCTCCCCACAATTCGCCCCAGGTGGCGCGAATCTCGGCGGCCCCCACCCCGTGCAGACCGCCGGGAGAGCTGATCGCCGCCAAACGGATGGTCTTGCGCACCATGCGCAGCGCCCCCGGCTTGCTGGCGATGGAGCGCAGCAGGGCGAGGCTGTCGGCGTCGAACGCCTTCCAGGCGCCTGCGTAGGCCTCCACGTCGGCGGCTTGGGGCAGGCTCACCTTGAGCCGCTTGCCGACCCGGCTGAACAGACGGTCGAGGTAGGCGGCCCGGCTGCCGCTGCCGCCGGTCATGCGGGTGTACACCTCTTCATTGCCCAGGAGCGCCAACCCCACCTCGGTGGCGTCGTGGATCGCCCGCACGGCGTCCAGCGCCTTGACCCCGAGGTTTTGCGCCTCGTCGAGGATCAGCATCCCACCCTTGCCCCGCATCGCCTTGACGAGGTCGCGCATCGTCGCCGCTGCGCTGCTGCCAGGCTGGATGCCGACGGCGGCGGCGATCTCGGCCAAGATCGGCATCGGGGTCTCGGTGGTGGGGTTGGCGGTGCAAAACCACACATTGGGGCGGGTCTCGGCGTAATGCAGGCCGGTGGCGGTCTTGCTGCACCCGGCTCCCCCGTAGATCAGGGCGATGTCGCCAGCCAGCTGGGCGTACCCAAGGGCGGCCAGAATCTGACCGGCGGTGGGGGTGGCAGCCCATTCGGGGTCGGGAGGCATCCCGGAGGAGTCCTCTTTGCGCAGGTGGTACAGTGCCAGCCAGCGCCCCACCTCCCGAGCCACCTTGGCGCCGTCGCCCGTGTATTTCTCGGCCAGCCAGGGCGACAGCCGGGACATCGACACCCCGGACTGACGGGCTACTTCGGCCCCGGTCAGCTCGTCCTCGGTCATCACCTGCTTGACCTGTTGCCTCACCTGCTCTTGATCCACCTCACGTTTGGCCGTCATGACGAATCTCCTTTGTTATTGGTTGGCGCCCGTTGAACGGGTCTTGAGAGGTGCTGTTTTGGCGAGGTGCCGATCCAGCATCCTGTTGACGTTTTCTTGGAAGATTCGCTGCCGCTGGGGGTCAGACGAGGGGCCGACGACATCCCCGTTCGCCACCCGCTTGAGCGGCTGCCCAAAATTGGGGGCGACCAAGCCGGGGGCTGGGATGGACGCAGGGGTGTTGGGGGCGGGCGTTAAGGCTGCCGCCTCCAGGGCGCCCATCCGTTTGTCGGCCTGGGCCGCAACCTTCTGGGCTTTCTGGCTGCGGGCTTTGTTCTTGGCCCACTCCCGCCCTGCCTCGGTATCGCCGAAGCCCACCCCGGCGTAGTGCTGCACTTTGCCGATCACCTGGCCGTCCAAGGTGGTCACCGTGACTGCTGCCAGCAGATCGGCGGGGTCGTAGTACGCCACCACCTTCTGCCCCTTGCGGTCGGCCATGGCTTCGTTCCAATAGCGATGGGCGCCGTGGGGCCCCTTGCCCGCTTGCAGCTTGATCTCCCCCCGCTCCCGGCTGGCGGTCACCACCTCGGGCATCAGCAGCAACATTTCCCGCTGCTCCAAGGTCAGCACACGGACGGTCGCGTCCTTGAAACTTTCGGCAAAGGCTTCGTCGTAGCTCTTCACCCCGGCGCAAATGTCGGTACGCCGGTTGGGCCGGGCGTTAAAACGCACCACTTCTTGCGCCACCACCTGCGCGAATTCTGCGTAGGGAATAGCGGTGGCTTTGCTGAAGCCCCGGTCTAAAAATTGTGGGTGTTTGGCCACCAGATCGTGCAATCCGCCAATACCGAAACTGCGTTCAATCGGTTTGGCGCCGGGGTTCGATTTGGTCATATCGGGCAACGTAAAACGGGGGGTAATCCCCACCAGTTGCAGCAACCCCAGGGGGTCGTCTTCCCTGTTTTTAAAGCGGTGGCGGTTGCCCGACCGCCCGGTCATCGCCTTGTTGGCGGCGACCACGGTGTTGTCGATCCACGCATCGGTAGGGGTGCAAATGGCGGTCAGGTCGTAGGTGGCCAGGCGGAAAAGATCGGTGTTTTCGGTTTTGGCCAGCCGGTAGGCCAGAATCTTGTTGCTGCGCAGATCGGCCCAGAACCAACCGGTGCTGGTGTTCAGCACCTCGCCGTCGGGCCACTTCACCCACAGCTTGTCGAACTTCAGCCCGTCGCCCACCACCGCCTCGCCCGCTGCGTACATCGACCGATCCCGCTTCTGCGGGGGATACAGGCGAGCCAACGCCACCTCGCCCTCCCGCCAATACACACGGGTGGACTCCTTAATGTCGCTCTGCACCCGTTTGTGAAAGGTGCGCAGCGCGGGCAAGTCGCCCCACCCGTGCTGCTTGGCCGCTTCGTCCGTGCGGCGGTAACATTCGGCGACGGTGTCCCCGTCGTGGGTTAAATACAGGGCCAGAAAGTAATCCCACGCAGCCGGGGGAATTTCTTTACGCTCGCGCTGCACGCTCCAGCCGGGGATCATCAGCGCCGCCCAATCGCTTTTGGGGTGCTCGCGCACTCCTGGGTGTTGGCTGGTGCCGTAATACCAACCGCGTATCGTGGCGGCAGGTATGGCCCATTCCTGGGCCACTGTTTCCAGCGCCTCGCGCACGGGAATTTTCGCGTCGAGCAGGTCGCGCAATTTAAAAAGGCACATCGCTTTGTTCTGGCCGATGTCGCGGTGTTTTTGCGATTTGGTCCACGCCCACCGCCAAAGGTGGGAAGAGCGTTCGCTGTCGGGGGTGGGGTTTTCTGGGGATGGGGGCGTTGGGGCGGCAGGGAGCAACTGTTTCAACGCGGAGGAATACCCCCCCGAGGCTATCGATTCGATGTTGTACTGCTTAGCGATGCCGCCATTCATGCGGACTTCCCTGGAGGGCCAATCCCTCGCCCTCCTGGCTACCGCCTGCTTTGATACCCCGGCGGCTGCGGCGATTTCTGCCAGGCTGAACCATTCGACGGGTGTCATTTCCGCCCCTCGTCCTGCCACATTGGCCCTGCACCCGTGAGTAGCCAGTTGAGGTTGACGCCTTGGGCTGCAATAGAGGCCAAGGCGTCGGCCCCAGGTTTCCTTCTCCCGGCGATATAACTAGCCAGGGTCCGAATGGGGATGGCCGTGCGGTCCGCAAACTCGATTCTGGTCATGCCAAGCTGTGCAATGGCCGTCTTGAGACGCACCCCTAGGCCGCTCTGTCCCGACGCAGTTGAATACCTGCTTGGCCAGATCGACGCCGGATCGACGCCGAGGGCTTCGGCGATGATCTGCTGCCCTTTCGGCCACGGGCGGTCGAGTGCCCCCTTAAGGACGCCGGGTTTGTACCCTTGCTCGGCCGACAACCTGCGCAAGCTCCAGCCGCGCAGACGCAGCGCGCAGACAATCTCGGCCCTGTGCCAGTCGTTGGCGCAGGTGGTGGTGCCAGATGTGGATGGTTTTTGGCTCATGACCGGAGGATAGGTCCACAAGTGGACCAT